GCCGGCTAGCGATGCCAGGGGAGGCCGGCTAGCGATGCCAGGGGAGGCCGGCTAGCGATGCCAGGGGAGGCCGGCTAGCGATGCCAGGGACAAACGAAAACCGGCCGCACAATGGCGGCCGGTTCAAATCGTTCAACGCGCGAGTCTTACCAAGTATGACGACCGGCGATAAATACCGTGGCCAAGATAGCGATGAACGCGATTGCGTGGATCATCATTGCGTTATCCTCAGTTAGTAGTTACCGCTACGATACGGTATGTATGTAAAGGGTAAAAACGAATAGCGTATTCCGTTGCACTTTCTTGTGTTAGGAATACACGTATCGTTTTACGCCATCCCTTTAATCCCTTTAACTCGATTCGATATTTCGTCATGCGTCTATCATCCGTTGCAATTGCCGATAACGCTCCATTCGCAACCATGACAATTCGCGGCGCATTGCCTTTCGCTTTTCCTTTCGCATTTGCTTTTCACGCGACTCGGACTGTTGCCATTCATTGGACAAGTAGAATGATCCTCCAATCCGGCCGACTCGCCAGAACACCATTCCACCATTGCGGCGAAGATAAACCGTCATTACTTGGACTCCCTTTTCGTGTTCCGGATGATCAGGGAATATCCGGTATTAGATAGCCGAATATGGCGTTCATCTTGCGGCGGTAGTATGTCATTGCATGCCGCGATATCAGCCATAACGGTATGCGCGGTATCAAGCTTGCCGAATGCTGCTAGCATTTCGCGAGCGAGCTTGTTCATACCATTGATAGCTTGCGCGCGATTCATGTATTGCTTTGGTTCGCGATCTAGTTCCATGTCGCAATAAAGAGAAACTTTGTATGACATATTCCCGACTCCCTTTACAGTTGATGACGCGGTTGACGCGACAATTCGCCAAAGGTTATTAGTTCGCGCGTATCCCAATCCGTGCCGAAACAAACGGAAACGATCATTCGGACGGTTTCATTGCTACCATCGATGATCAGTAAACCTTTCCCTAGGAACCGTCCGAATAGTTTGCGTTGATCAACGGCCGCCATACGGCCGCGCCAAACGCCACAGACTGAACCGGTTTGATCTAATAGAAAGAAAGCTAGATTTGCAGCGTAATCCGTCATCTGTTTACCCTTTCACGTTTAATGGTTTGCCATTCTCGCGCATTGCTAAGACCGTGACTCCGCCGCCATCATTGACGGAGCGATCATCAAACGCGATTGCCCGGCCGCGATGCGCCGCTACGTTCCACGGTGCGGCTAGGTAGGCAATCGCGCTATCCGCTGTCGCGAATTCCAATTCCGCAACCGTGCGATGCAAAGCGTTGCGAGCTTCGCGGCGGCCGGGAATGGCGGCCGTTAGTTGCACTAGGTACTTCATTTGATGCTCCGATTCGCTAGGCAAGTTGCCTATCCGACATCGCACCATATGGGCAGCTATCCTAGCGTGTCAACCGTGCAACGCTAGTTTTTTTGCCTATCACGAATAATCTGGTCAGCCAGGGAGGCCGGCATCGGTCCTCAGGCAGCCAGGGAGGCCGGCATCGGTCCTCAGGCAGCCAGGGAGGCCGGCATCGGTCCTCAGGCAGCCAGGGAATCGGGGCAAAAAGCTAAGGGATTCAGCCAGAAATCAGGCAGCCAGGGACAAGGCAGCCAGGAATCAGACACTACTAATGGTATGTCGCTGACATCGACCCACTATTAGTTGATTCCCGGCAAAATAAAGAAAAACCGCACGTATGCGCGCCCGCGTACACCCGCGCACCCAGGCGCACCCGTACCCAGGTGCGCCCGCGAGGCACCCCGGAGAAATAGACCCCGGAGAAATAGACCCGGAGAAATGGACCCCGGAGAAATGAAAAACCCGGCCACATGGGCCGGGTTCTTTATTGTTGTTGTATCCTACATTCAAGTTTGGTTAACTCCAGCGCGTCCTCCTTTGGATGTAGTGCAGCCTGTCCTTTCCAGTATGGCTTCGCCTCGGTTATCTTTTCGCAGTCTATCGGAGGGGAACTAGGAAGAGACAACAACCCGACTACTATTAGGATAATGATAACTAAGATGCGTAACATACAAACCCTCTCTCCGTCATCTCCAGTGGCAGCCATACACCCGCTACCCCAAACCTATTCTTCTCTGTTGCTATGTACCTCGGTGGACCCCTCCCTATCTTCACGGTCACGTCAACCAAGTGTTCGATAACCCGCGCTCCTGCGTGTACCCCGCCCTTCGTTTCGTGGCACACTAAGACCACAGCCGCATCCCACTTCCTCGCATGTGCCACTGCCATCTTCACGGCATCGGTCATCCCCGTACCCTCGACCAGTTGCAGTGAATCCAATATCACCAATGGCGAATTGACTGCCTCACTCAACGCCACCCCGATATCCGGTTCAGCCAACAGGTCCATGTCATCTCGCAGTCCCAGCCTCACGACTCGATCCGCCACGGCCCCCACATCCTCCTCCAGGCACACGTAGAGCGATCCCGGCACCCCTGCCGCAGCCTGCGCTAACACCGTGCTTTTGCCGGCTCCAGGCTCCCCGTGTAGGAGCACAACAGAACCGCCCACAAAGCCCCCGCCTAGCATCACGTCGAACCAGGGCAGCCGCGTGGCGTACCTCGTGCGCCGCCTCTGCGTTATCGCCTCTCTCACTTTAACCAACACGTCGATCTCCGCTTGATAATTGTGGCCAGATTCTTGATATCAGAGCCACGGGTTCTCCCCATCCCGTATTGCAGATATCGCGCAGAGCCAGAGATCAGTGTAACCGCCGTGATGGTTACACTTTTCGGGGTACGCCCTCCCCATCTCCTCGAACTCGGTTAACACTTTCCCCTTCTGGTCAGGGGTGAATGTGTCGTACAGGGCTAATAGTTGTACGGTTTCCATGTCATTCTCCGTTAGTTATAACTGCGGTGTTCATGCCAGTGTGGAACTTGTTACCTCTGGCATCCCTGTACCATCCCCGCGATTGCTTCACGTATACCTCGTCGCCGGCGTGAAACTTGAATGTCTGCCCTACGTCGAGATAGCGGAACAAGGTATTACCCAAGTCCAACACATTCGCCCAGATGATCGCGTCCATTTTGATGCGGTCCTCCATCACCGGATGAGCGGGTCAATGACCCGCCTCCTCCTTCCGCGCCTTCTCGATCAGCATCGCTGCGACCGCTGGCGTAGGCGCAAACAGTATCCGCGCCACTCCGTAGGGTGCCTCTGGCTGACCGGCATCGACAAGCTCGCAATTCAGAGCCGCCCACCAAGCCTGGAAATCCGTCATTTCTATCTCCTCTCTGCTAGGCACATTGCCTAACGTCATCCAGAGATAGTGATAGGCAACCTACATGTCAACAGGGAAAATGGTTAACGATTCGGGCCGCCCCTGGTGTCGAGAAAACTAACTTTTTATGTGACACGCTGACGCAGACCCGCGCAAACGCTCGCGTCACCCACCCCGCGCCCTACAACGCCCCACAATCCTGCTCGCCCTAACCCCGGAGAAATGGACCCCGGAGAAATAGGGCTATACCCCAGAGAAATGGTCAGTATTCATCCGGCAGCAGGAACGTGGTCGCGCTGCGATCAGCCTCAGTTATGATCCACAGCGTGTTGTCGCCGTACCCCTCGCTCGGCTTCGCGGGATCGATCGGATAGGCCGACAGCAGTCGGTTCCCAGTAGCCACCGACGCATCATTCAGCGCCTTGTCTTCCGCATGGATGACACCCCAGTCGCCTCGCGCGTGCCGCTTGAGGCACGCCGCTAGATATTCAGCGGTGCAGGCTGCCATCGCACCGGGCGTGGCGACGATGTGGCCAAGTTGGAACTTCATCGGGATACCTCGGGGAAATGAACCTAATCCTCGGCGTGAATCACTTCTGTCAGAAGGATACGAGCAAGTTCAAGCGCCTCATTGGTGGTGAGCCTAGCAATCAGGTCAGCGCCCAACTGAAGCCAGATGTCCGGTTGGCGGCCTTCGATGCCGCGAGTGACCTTTACGTTGATCGTGACGTTATCAAGGGTTTTCATCAGACCGCTCCTAAGATATTGACAGGCAGACAGCCTAACGCCATCTAGCCTATACCCATAGCATTACAAGGAGAACGACGTGGAGAACCCAGCTAGCGCGACCTCCCTGGTAGCAGCCCTGGAGATCGGTGAGACGTATACGCGGTCACGGTTCCTCCCTGGTAACACGCCAAATCTGGGTAAGGCGATTAAGCGAACCAAGCGGGAGTTACTGCAAGGCTTGTCCCCTGTCCTGGCCCGCGTTCGATCCCGCGCTCCGTCCCACGAATACAGCATGCATGGCGTGCATGGCTGGACCCAAGGTTATGACGTGGTCGTGGCTGCCGTGGTAGTACGCGAGCTAGGTCTATGAAGCTTTTACGTCAGTGGGTTGCGTAAACCGCGTGACACACTTCCCGCGTGTCGTGTACCATACCTGTTGTCAATGCGCGATCTGCCGCACCCACTTTCACGCACATTCGGGAGGCATTAAAACGGGAGGACCGCAAAAAAGTAAGTTTGGACCCCATGAACCACAGTGGTTCTAACAGCATCGTCACTGCTATTGCCGACCTCGAACCTGGGGAATCCCTATGCTGTTCCCGCTTCATCGCAGCAAACTTAGTTTCGAGTGCGCTTCTGTACCGAACGAAGCGCAATCTCAGTAACTCCATAACCAAAGCAGTATCCCGCGCGAAGCAGCGGAATCCAGATATTGTATATCGCATACACTCCCTACACAATTTCACCGCAAAACTAGATTTAGTTGTCATAACAGTTGTGGTCAGAGACGAATAGGGTTGACACGCCCGCCTCCCCGGTACTCCAATACGTCTCATAGACGAACTGGAGTACCGGGATGCAAGCTGGAAGCAATGAACAGGGCGAAATCCGTTCAATAGTCGAACGCATAGAACGTCTGGAAGCCGAGAAGGCTGACCTGACCACTGACATCTCGGCAATCAAGAAAGAAGCCAAACGCAACGGCTTCAATGTAAGGGCAATCAACGCCCTTGTTCGCGAACGGCGGCAAGACCAGAGCGAACTCGACAACCTAAACGCAGTCCTAGACTACTACAGACGCATTCTTGGTGTGTCGTCCCCCCTGTGACGCGCGTGTCGTTCTCCCGTGACAACACGCACACACGCACGCACGCCAAGCATCCGTGTGGGTGCCGTGTAGCACCCCGTTCCCCCTGTACATGGAGACTTTACGCATGCAGCAGCTTCCTTCCTCCGACTACGAAACTAACTTCCAAGCCGGAAACGCCCAGGCCGTCAAGACCCAGACAGGCTCCAAGTCGATCGAGTTTATGATGATCCCCCTCGATGACATCATCGCCACAGAGGGGCTGAACGTCAGGGTTCACAACGAGGCATACGACGACCGGATCGAGGCGCTTTCCGTATTGATCACGGCAAACGGGTTCCTCAAACAGCACCCGCTCCCCGGCATGATCGTTAAAGAAGACGGAAAGGACGTGGTCAAGATCACCGGAGGGTTCACCCGTCTGGCAGCCGCTAAGCTAGCCAGGGAGCGCGGTGCTATCCTCGACAGTCTCCCGGTAGTGATCTGCGCCCCCGGCACCAGCAATCTCGACATCCAACTCGCCCTTATCCTCGATAATTCGGGGAACCAACTTCCCCCGTGGGAGAAAAGCGTTGTTGTCAAACGGCTGATCGGTGGCGGCTTATCGGAAGCCAAGATTGCCGACCGTCTTGGGGTGACAGTAGTCTGGGTGAAACAACTGCTCACCCTACACGCCCTGCCAATCGGTATCCAAGAACTGGTGATAGCCAACAAGGTTAAAGCCACTCGCGCAATCAACGTGGTCAAGGACGTTGGACCGGAGAAAGCGTTAACAATACTGACCACCCCCCGTAAGCGTGACCCCAACAACATCACTGTACGCAAGGCTCTCGCTGCCATTAACTACGGGTGTTCCCTGCCCAGCGGGCAAGTTGACTTCCTCACTCGTTGGCAACAGGGAGATCCGGATGCGAGGGCAGAAGTCGATGCGACCCTCCGCAAACCGCGCAAGCCGCGTGTCTCTAAGCGGAAAGCCAAGCAGTCCAACGATGATGACACGGACCTGTGAACCATACGATCCGGATCTAGGCTGCCTCGCGGTGCGGCAACACGGTAATTGGTACGTTGTCGCACCGGATGGCACCGTCCTCGCCCACGTGGGCAGTGACGAGTACGAGGCTCGCACGCTAGCCCAATACATCAACCTGACGCATTGGGAGGAATGGGATGATCACTATAACGTTCGGCGGCGAGCGCAAGTTCGTGGACGGGGATTCCGTTATCCGCGCCGTGCCAAAGCTGGACGGTGACAGTATAACCGAAGTCACGATCACGCACATGAACGGCGAACAGCGCATCCTCGACCACCTGATAACCACCATCAGGAACCGGTACACAGGCGCGCTTTACAGCACATGGCTACAAGGGGCGCAATGACCCCTCAAGAACAATGGGAAGCGTGGTGGGCTTACCATCGCGCAAACCCGGATATCTGGGAGAACTTTGTAAGGCTCACGTTCATCAAGATTAAGCAGGGGCACCCACGGCATTCCGCCGATAGCATCATGCACGCTGTCAGGTACGAAGTGGACACGGACCCGGTCACCAGTGACAAGTACAAGATATGCAACAACTACGTCGCATTCTACGCCCGCCTGTTCGCCGACGAGTTTCCCGACCACGCGGGATTCTTTAGATACCGGTGCAGCATGGCCGATGAGTTCTTCGGCCCACTATAAGGTAATCCCCCATGACCAAATGCGGTTGGCGAGTTAACCCCTGGCGCGAGGAAGTAGGGGGACTCTCACGCGGCTTTGTCTACAAGCTGATCGATCAGGGTAAACTGGAGACGATCAAGGTGGGCAAAGCTAGGGTGATTCTGACCCCGCCCCAGGAGTTCATCGACAAGTACAAACAATCCACAGGTGTTGATAAGTGTGTTGATAACTAGAAGGTGATCCTATGGCGATCGATCTCGAACAACTGATAGAAGATCAGTTAGAGGCAGGCAATGATATCGCCGCCGGTTTGTTTGCTATCGCTTGGCAGTTATCCGATGTAGCGATACACCTGAAGTACCTCGGCAACGGCAACGCAGCATCGACAATGGGCGCGATAGAGCACCTGTCACTAAAAATAAGTGATGCTGGTGATGCTATTGCAATGGCTATCCAGGGCACCACAGTCTGACAACCGCATGCCTGATAAACCACCAATCGGCCCACCACCCGACACACCGGAGTATATGTACGACGCCTGGGTATCCTGTATGCACTGGGCGCTAGGTGAGCCGGAAATTGTAGAGGCATTCCGGCGCGACACCGGCATGATGTGGACCCCCGGCAAGACTGGAATCGACCAACTGATCGATAGGTCAACCGGAGCCGATTACCACTTCATTAGCGCATTCGTCGCCTGGGCCAACGAACACATCTGGGGTCCGATTGATCAATAGGGAACAGCCGCTCGATATCTTTGCGCCAACCCCGCGAACCAAGCCCATAGCCAAAGCTAAACGCAGCGATAACGAGTGGCAGGATGATATACCATTCAATCATCATGGGTAACCCCAATGACAACGGACAGGTATTGTATGTGGTGCCACAAAAAACTGGAGCGCCACAACGAAGAGAAAATACATCGATACCTAAAAAGAAAATACTGCTCGAAACAATGTTCAGGATGGCGCGCCGCTAGCGAACGTCATAAGCAAGACAACATAACACCGTGGGGTTCGTGGAACCACCTAGATGAAGTCGATGACGACATCATTCGATAAGTTATGCCGGCCTCGTTGATCTCCGCAACGCCCGGTGCATCACGGCTTGCTCCCTCTCGGTAAGGTGCCGTTCCATCCGCTTCAGGACAACCAGAGTGTTACAACTATCGCAGCAACGCCCCTCGTTGATCGGCCACGCATTGTTGCCGTATCCCTCGTATCGCTGACCGCAGATTGAACAGATCATTTATGCCGTCCAGTTCCGTCAGACTGAATGTTCCACTGGCGGGTACGGTTCCTTGCCATCTTCCAGTCGATTTGATCGTGTAAATCGATATTTTGATACTTCGCCCAGCAGTAAAGCAGAATCACGATATCGGCAGCCTCTTCGGCAGCCCCCGCATCGGATGACGCAAAAAACTCTGCGACTTCCTCGCGTAGATGATTAACTACACCATCAAAAGTAGCATCGGGAAACTGTTCAGCCTGCCATTGATTGATCGTCGCTTGTGTCTCTTTCATTTTTGCATCCTAACTACGTTGTCGCCCACCGGCCCCCTGTCCACTCGCAGCATCGACGCCCGCACAAAATCGTCCGTCTGACTTGCGATCGTCGCAGCATAATGCCGCTCGATCTGACTCGCACTGGTATCGTGCAACTTGGCCACAAGCTGGACAGGTAGCCCCGCCAGTAGCTGAGACGTTATGTGCGTGTGCCGTAGCGCGTAACTCGTCACCGTCTCCGGGTCTTCCCCGATGGCCTCTACGGCCCGCCTGAAGGGGCGTGCGTGATCACTCTTCGCCCAGGGCTGCCCGCTAGGCTTCACGAGTAACGGGTCACCAGCGGCCCGCCCAGACGCCCCTACGCGCAACGCCGCCACCAGTTCACCCGGTATCGGCACCGGCACTCGGCTCACCCTCTTCTTTTGACCCTTCGCGCTTGACGGGATCATCAGCCGGTCATCCAGCAGATCCCGCACCCGGCATCGGGCAAGCTGCGAATACCTCGCCCCGGTAACCGCCAGTACCTCAACCAACACGCCAAACTCGTCACCCTGACCACGGGCAGCATGTACCAACCGCACCACGGTTGATTCAGTAAGAACGATATTGTTGGCCGACTCGGCTTCGGGGATCGCACTCAACGCAATCTCCCATGCCCTCTTGCTCAACTTCTCATCCTTGGTTGCCGCGAGATTCAGAACCGCCTTCAGAATCGTCGCCAGCCGATTGACCGACGCGGGAGCCATCTTCCGACCGTTCCGCCACTTGCGTAATTCCTCTACATCTAGTAGCCCCACGGGGCGCTTCAGCATGGCGGCTGGCAGGTTGTGCAATAACCGGCTCACGTTATCCAGGTTGCCGTTACGGGCGGCCAGATCGACCCGGTATGCTTCGATCGCATCCGCCAAGGTCGTGATGACCGGCACAATTTCGTCCTCGTCCACGCTACGCCCCAACCGCAACGCCGCCTCGCGTGCTTGGGCAAAGCTCATCGTATACCGCCCATCCGCTCTCCGATCATCGTCAGCCTTAGCGATCCGCTTGATCGAGTTCCCGCCTTTGCCGTCAGCAATCCGCACCGACCACGTGCCCGTCCCATCTGTTCGCCGATACCCCAGGCTGATCCCACCCGACAGCCGCATCCAATACGGCTTCCACCGCACCTCCAGCCGCAACCTCGCCGTCTTCGTCTCGATCCCCGTCTTCGTCGCCTCGATCGTCGTCATGTCTACCTCGGAGAAATGGACCCCGGAGAAATGGGTTTACCCGCTCATCATATCTGCCCCGGAGAGATTGATCCACTGTCCCGGCACTGTCCCGGACAGCTATGAACACCCTTGTACAGCAGTGACAGCTTCATGGCTAAAATAACTTTATTTCAATGGCTTAGTATTGTCACTATTGTCACTGTTGTCTTCTGCCCCGCCCTCTCACGGCGGCAACACCGGTTCGAATCCGGTAGGGGACGCCAAGTATTTCAAGGACTTACAGCCTACCTCCAAATCACTGTCCCGGAGCCTGTCCCGCCTAGCTTTTTAGACCATAAAATCGCATACTCTGTCGATGTGGGTGATCTGGTCGGAAGAGCATCGCGCGTGGTGGGGAGCGGCCCGCTGGGGCTACGTAGCCCGGTTGACCGATGCAGGCCGGTATACCGAAACCGAAGCCCGTGAGATCGTAGAGCGGGCCAACTTGGCGATCACGCCACCTCGGTTCAACGAGGTTGCGATTCCCGACCCGCTACCGGCTTTCCAGGCGTCCCGATCTCGCGCTATCGATTAACCGGCCTTGCCGTCCCCCGTCCACCAGACGTAACCTGACACGCACCGGGCACCCCATAAAGGAAGACCGATGCTGACTATAACGCGCCCCCCGTCCCCGGCTGCTGTTGATCCCCAGACGTTGCCGCCGGTCGTTTTAGCCGAAGCGTTGACGTTGATGAAACGCATCCTCGCCGCATGTCCGGACCTTTGCAATTTTGGCTTTAGCGTGTTCGATCCGCGCCACAAAACTGCGTCCCAGCAGGAAGCAGAATTCGCGGAGGAACGCGAGGCTATCTGCCAGCCACGCTCGCTTGTCGCCTTCATCGCAACGCGGAAATGGCTACACGGGAAACCCAAGATCAGCAGGCTCAATAAGAAAGCCTCAAGCTACGGCTTAAAACACGTAGCGGAGAACGAGATCGGGTACATTACCAACGGCGTATTTATCGCTGCCGCGTTAGCCGAAGGTTTTAAGGTGCAGCGTATCGGTGATACCCCGAATGCGTGGCTGAATATCTCTTCAAGCGTGTGGGCGAGGTGAGGTATGGGCGAGGCAAAACGGCGGCAAAACAATGTTAGCTGGACGGATAACCATGACCCGCGCGTCCTAGCGATCTTCGAAGATGTGGGCGAGCCGATAAGCATTGCTCTAATCGGTGCTGGTCTGATCCTGCCTACAGTCACCGCGACGCCGTTTGACGAACTGATGAAGCCACAACACCGCGCGATGCGGCTCGCGTTCGGTGTGTTTGACCGCATTCGCAAGGGTGAGATCGAAGGGCACTGCGGGCTGTGCGGCACCCGGTACAACGTACAGGGCTTTTCCTGCTACGCGATAATCGAGCGGGCACGCGGGACATCGCGCAAGAAACCCGCCCTTACCGTGCCGGTCTGCCATAACTGTGACAGCATCAGCACAGAGGAAACTAAGCGGCGCGTGTCGGAGTTGTTTCCGATGGCTGCCATCAACGACGGTGGCACCGCCTAGCATGTACTTAATGGATTCGATCGCCCAGGTTGCAGGCATCGCCTCACGCAGTAACCCCATCCTGTCGATCTTCCCCGATCTACGGGACCGGATGGCCGGCGCACCACGTTTCCTGCTCGACAACGCAGCGATTCACGCTTCTGTTGAGATAGGTCTGGGACGCCCTAGGGTGCTACTGGACGCCCTTGCCCACCTCCAAGTCCCTTACCCTGTCATGTGGGTCGAATGGGCCGAATCCGGACGCGAGGAGCTTCGTAGGCGGTTCCATGAAGAGGAGATACCCGGCCGTCCTGTACCCGATCGCCTGGGCTTCCTGTTGGAAACGGATACGGGTGGGCGGAAAGGCACGGCTACGTGGGCATGGGCATCCAGTGGCGTGGATGTCCCTAACATCGCGCCAATCGGTGCATTCTTCGATCTCGATCGCCGCATCGAGCAACCCTCCGCCCGGAAAACCGGAATCCTTCAAAGCAACTTGGGCCAGATGTGGAAGGATAACCCGGTACAACTGGAAGCCCTAAAAGACATCTGGCGAACAGCCAAGCACAAGCCTAGCGATTGGGGATTAAAATACTTTGACTTGCTGTATTCCAGATTCGGTGACATCGAAGAAAGGCTCAACGCCTCCTATGCCGATGTCTACGGCGAATACATCGAGATCTGGACGATCGTCCTGCTCCTTACCTCCAGCCGTCAGGCTGTGGAGTACAGACAGGTGGACAGGTCTAAGATCAATAAAGCCAGAACCAAGAGACGCGAAACTCCACTCCTCGACCACACAGAGGTTGTGATGCACCTCTCCGGTAACCGGGTCGCCAAGGAAGTGCCGCGCGCTTCTCTAGGATATGCGCGTAAGAGTCCCCGGATACACATGGTATCCAGATATCTAGCACGGCGGGGCGACAAGCACTGGATCGTAGAACCTTTCATACGGGGTTCCGGTAATCCGGTCCCGCGTCACGTACAGGTACGAGGGTAACAACCCTCACTGCAAGCGCCCGCCAGCGCAAACCCACAAATCGTAGAGAAACCAAAGCAAGGTCACGATCACGATGACGGCGACAATGATCTTGATAATCCTCATCACGATGTCGCCGGCCCAACCCAGCCAGCTAAGCAGAATAGGTAAAAGGATCATCAGAATCGCCACGGCACCGGCTACAACAACCAGCCAAACCACGGTCTGAATCAGCCACAACACGGAAAAGCACATGGCGCTTACTCCCTCGTCCACTTTAACCGTCTTCCTCGTTGGTAAGATATAGGTCAGCCTCTTCCTTGCGCCGCCGTACCAGCCCGCGCAATACTTGGCCGCCGCCCCGATTCCACATATGGAAAGCCTCGGCCGCCCCCTCGTAATCACCCTCGATGTGTTTCCGCAGGACCGTAGAGCGTCCTAGTCCACCCAATCCGATGTTGTACGCAAGGCTGACTAACGCGCTGAATTGATTAAGTGTGGTCGGGGCATCACCGATCAACTTCAGCACCCCCGGCTCGAACTCGCGCTCTAGACGCTTCGCAAGTAACTCCTCTGCTTCCTCCTGGCTAATCGTCATACCGTGGAAAACGTGCGGCCCAGTGTCCCCATAGCCGATCGTGAGCTTCCCAGCGGGGCACACATACGCGGTTAGCTTAGAACCCTCGTTACGCTTGATCAGATTCGACCCAGCGGCATTCGTTTTCATCGTCCGCTCCTAGTGTGTCGCCAGTCTGCCCGCGACTTCGCGCGCAACTTTAACGGACACATCGATGGTCGATTGTTCGGGTTGGCTAGCCCATGCCAAGTATATCACACCGACGAACGATTCCGGGCCGGGAGGTATCGGGATGGCGCACCCGAAAGTCATCTGTCTCGCGGCGAGTCGGCGAGCCAGGGGCGTCCCTTTATCGGTCAGTGGTACACAGACAGGGTTGCCGTTGAGCACGTCCACTAAGGCTTTAGCATCACTGATATGGGCGATTATAGGGAGAGAACGCGGATGGGGGATCACCGGTCGCTCACCCCCCTTATTGCGGGCTGCAATGAACGACTGCGTGTTCGACTGGAGATCGACGGACCAAATCTGAACGATGTCGGCTTGGCTATCGTCAACCAGCCTGTCTAAAGCGGCAGGAATGTTAGCGGTCTTGAGAACGGGAACGTCCGGTGTCATCCAATACTCGACTAGCTCATTCCGCTTCTCGTAGACGATCCAACCGGCGATACCAACGACGACCAACACAACGACAGCCAGCACCTTCCACGGGCGATCGACGTAGTCAAACAACCGGGAGACAAGCCCGGTCACCCCACTCGGCTTATCGCCGTCACTCATGTGATCACCGTGACAACGTAAGCCGGATCATCGGCTACCACGCCCGTCGATGACACCCCTCCCACGAGAGACGAGGCTGCGCCGATCCGCCCACCTAAAAACAGGAACGCACCGGGACCGGTGCCCCTACCCTGACTCTGCGCTGTCACGCTGCCCGCTAGATCAAGCGTGGCAAACACCGGTACAAAGTTACCCCGACCGAATGCCCCACCGGTAAGCCTGCCTGACAGCCCTAGGCCGGAAACCAGTGCTTCACGGGCAACACCACCAATACGCAGTACACCGGGCGAACTGACGAGTGCCTCGCGGCCTACCCCAGCGAGGTATGTATTAAGGGGAATCGTAGCCCCGGCAGTAAACCCACCGGTAAAACCGGATGGGGCAGTCCCGGTGAATGCAGTATCGCCGAAATTGGCGGTCGTACTGTCGCTCACGCCCGCGAAAGCGCAGACCGGGTACAGCGGAATTAAACCGCCGCTACTGATACTGTTAAGCGGTAAACCGCCGATCCCCGTGGCCGGGTTCGCCGTGGCGCTACCGTTCCAATTTCCCGAAGGCGCGACCCGCAGCCACCCCATTTGAGCAACGAGATCAACCGCAATGCCGATCACATTACCGGCAACCAGAGCACCCAGCGTCGAGCCGGATGCCGCACCGTTGAGGTTGATAGTGCCGCTTTTGATGACGTTCAGGGAACCCACCGGGGCAGCCGCCATTCCGATTACAGCCACGGTCGAGTTGCAAACCCCGACGCTAGTGTTCGCCCCCGCCCACACCGTGGGGGTACATTCCCAGTAAAACTTGCCGGTAATCTGCCGATCGGCAGCCCGTGCCCCTACAGCGGTCGCCGCTGCGGTCGCGATTAAGTTGCCACCAGTTAAGGTGACGTTGGGACTCTTGTCAGTTGTACTCCAAGTGGTGTTCGCCATCGACTAGCTGTCGATCCGGAAGCCGCTGGTAGCGGCATCGAGGTTTGCTGGAATCCAGGCGGCACTGGTATTCGGATCGACCGGGAAGTAGCTACCCAACCAGCCGAAGGTTGTTCCCTGCACTTGCCCGGTCAGGCTGCCCCCACTGTCGGTCGCGCCCGATTTGGTACGCATTGAGACGGTTCGCGTACCGCTGTCCGACTTTTGCGTATATGCCTTCACCGCTACGGAATGGATGACGTTCGGGGATGTAGTCAGCGGCGCAAAGGTATAAAGATCCTCATGGGCAACGGTTGAATCGTAGACATAGGAATACTGACCAACCGGTGGTCGTTGACTAACCTCATAGCTATTTACGGGTATACCAGTAAGATTGCCCCATATCATATAACTGGTTGACACAGTCATCACGCCGGCAGTAGCTGGTGCGCCCGACGAAAACGTTGCAGCTACGCGGTACACTTGACTCAAGCCGTCCGACACTACCGTTGATCCGTTGGTGTCGGTCATCCAACCAAGCCAATAAGCTGTTCCGGCCACAAGATTTTGCGGGGTGATCAAGGGCAATATAACCGGTACGTTCGCAGCATTGCCGGTAACCGTAGTGCCTGACGAGAGTAACGCACCGGCAACGCCGGCACTGTCTGCGTAAACTACGCCGCGAAAATTAGCCGTGACACTGGCACCGCTAACGACAGTTGAGATAGAGTTGAGCGTACAGGCTACGCTAGGTATAAACCTACGCAGCGTCAGGAAATTAGCCGTACCTCCTGATGTCGAAGTAACTACCGGAACAGATGACCCCAGTATCCCGGCACCAAACGCAAACTGCACTGCGCTGTCGCTAGCCGGAAACGTGGTTTCTATGCGCGGGGAGGTGAGCAACGCCGCGTTATTAGTGGTGCCAGTAGCATCAAACAAATAGAAGTCGTCTACCGTAACTGCCCAAACGGCCCCCGTACCAACGGATAACGATATCCCGTTTGCTGTATTGTTAGCCGTCGTTGTTGTATCACCGCTTGCCGGTCCAAGAATCGAGACGCCGTCAAGCCATACCTGATAGGCTGCGGCATTGCCAAAGGTGATGTCAAATTCGAGGTAATGTGTGCTGTTTGCACTGACACTTACCGTCGAAGTGCCCAAAATCGTGCCGCTACTGATTGCTCCATTACGCACTATAAAGACGCCCGATGAAGTAACCGCAATAGACGCCTGAGCAGTGCCGGCATCATTAAACTGTATCCCGGCAAAGCCGCCTAAATTGCTACTAAACCGAAATCCGCCAATGAGCCTCCCGTATGACGCCGCCAAGGTCTTTGAGAGAGCGTTATTCTGAGACACAAACGACAGGGCATTACCGGTTGCCGAAAGCGGCGCGACGATATTCAAGGCAGCACCCGCGCTATTCCACTCACCCGCCGTCAGTAGCGCAGCAACGCTCGTGTTATTGCTATTAGCGCCACCGTACTTATCGAATCCCTCCAGAAAGACGACTGCCATCCGATTAGCTCGACGTGATGATCAGCGAGCCGGCGGGAAATGCCGCCGACACGCCACTGGCGATAATCTGAGACGCGACCTTACGGACCATCCCTGATCCGGTCGAATTGGTATTGACCACCGTGGCGCCGTTTTGAACGGTAAAGGTATCCGTAGCGGGGCTGTTGACGGTCAATAGACCGGTGAAATTCGAAGCCGAGAAACCGGGTAGCGTACCGCCATACTCGTTCGTCCAGACCACCCGATCACTTGCGCTGAACCCGTGCGCCTTAGTTGTGATGACACCAGGGGAAGCGGAGTTCACTGTCGCCGGCAACCAAATGAAGTTCCCCAGGTAATCCCACGCCAGCAAATTACCGGTGGTCAGGGCGTCGAACAGGCCAAATGCGATAGCCGTACCCCAATCGGCTGTCGCACCGGGGAAGGCGATAACGTTCGCGTTGGCTACCGTGCTAGGGGCTGACCCGGTAGGCGCATTCCAATCTCCCCCTACCGTTGCTACTCGCGCATAGCCGCCAGCCGACACCTCGGTGAACCCGGTCCCCGCATCACTTCCAACAACGGTGAACAATCCGACATGCGTTGTCGGTAACGTGTAAAGCGCGGTCTTGCCCACGAGGTGGGCGAGGACACCCTGCGAAGTACGATCGGTGAAACCGGTCATGTTTCATATCCTATCACAGTGCCATAGACTCCAGTTAGCCCGGTGTCCGGTACTGTTGGGGCGAGAATACGGATGGTATCGTTGTAATCGTATGTGATATCGCTACCGGATGAACTGGCAGCGGTGAGGTTCACGCTACCCGCCCCGACTGTCAGCGTACCGACATTGGCGAACGTCAAAGGCGATGCGGCTAGCGCCTTTTGCACCCTGAATACGGTATTCGCAGTAGCATTCGAGGTTCCACCCAGCGTGGTTGATGCGCTCCGGTAACCCACAAAGTCAGCGGGAATCGTGAAATCAAAGGCAAAGCGGTGGAAGAATACCGGCTGATCGGCGGTAAGCAGACCGCCAGGACGGGTGCCAAATCCCAAGCCGCGCATCGGTCGCACGTTTATATACTTACTGGTCATATCATCGTAAACGATGACATCCCCATCGACGGGTGATGAGAGATCAAACCTGTCATCGATTACAAGGTTCTCGATCCACCCTGTACCGTTAAACACCCATGTCGTATCGGTCATGGAATTCCAGGCTTGCCAGCCTAGCTTCGGCACGTAGTAGAACCAATCAGTAACCACAAAGACCGCAATCGCGTTCGAGTGTCCCGCCCACGCGCCAGCCCCCGCACTGCCAACGATGTAGCGGTCCCCGTTCACCGGTAGGATACTGGGTGGCGAATTCATTCTATCGAGCACAGCTAGATGCACCAAGGCATCGAGCCGTGCGAAGTTAGGATTGAATGCACCAACACCCCAACCATCCTCGTGGGGCGCATATCCCCATACGACGCCTAGATTCGGTCCACTCGTACCGGGCATCAGGGTGGTCCCCCATCAAAATTGTAGTCGAAATCGTCATCGAATGCGCCGATGCGATACAACCGGAACTGGTAATGTTGCAACGATGCAAGACCGCCGCGTACCGATTCCAACGTGAACCAATAAGACGGCAGATGACCGTCTCCTACGTCCATACCGTTCGTGTAAGTCCATGACGTACCCGTGATGCCGGTTACGGTACGCAGTACTGACATTGGTACGGGATCGGCTCCGTTCCAAACGCGGACTGTATAGGTTGTTCCGGGTTCCGGCCCCGTGCTGCCCGCCGAGTGCTCCAACAGGAAGTTACCCTGCGTGATCCGGTCACGGTGCGACCAAGTTATAGCGCGATCGGCTAGGGTAGCTATCATGTTGGTTTCATACGGCACGCCTGACACCATCAGGTTCCCCGGTGGATAGGGACGCCCCTGCCGGCCGGCAATGATAACCTCATCTACATCGGCAAGAGCGGGGTCAAGCTGTTCGCTTGACGTGCGTGTGAGGAGTTTGACTTGGACGTGTTCACTGATTGAGTAATCCCTAAAGTCGGTAGTCGGTACGTGATTCTGAAACCAGATCTTGTCGCCCGCCTTGAACTCGTGCAGCACGGTATCGACGCAACCACGCGCGACCGTTATCTCGCCGGTCAGTATGTTGATGTCTTCAAGGCGGCAGTATTCCTGTATCTGCGGGTTAATCCTACTGACAAGGATGACCGCAGTACCGATCGCCTCGGTCACCAACTCCATATTGGTGCCGCTCGTAAGGGTAAATGTAGTATCGCGCAACCCGATGTCCGAAAGCAATTCAGCACCGGGGTCGAACCCAGCGGTATTGCGTTCGACAAAATTCGCTTCAGATGTGGTCTTGGTCGAAACGATGTAATCCTGCGCTGCGCCACCGGGGCGTTCGGCTAATACCTTTATGACACCGGTATCCGGCTGCAACGCTAGAACCTCGGCCGGCGGCAAGTTCTCAGACATATCGACGTATGTCATCTCGCCCACCAGCCTCTCTGAGATGACTCGCGCTGAACGGTCGGGGGGTATCCAGAAGCTCCGCTGCGGCGTCACAAAGCTGGTGGCAGGCAGGCTGAACACGTCCTGTATCGCAACAACCGTTATCGTGTTGTCCTCAAGCGGTCCCTCCTCGATCTCCCCGATACGTAAAATTAAGTTTCCGATGCCTCTACTCGGTGCGCTGATCCGGAACACGTCACCCGGTGCGAACTGGAATCCAACCCGGTTGAACTTGATCCGCATCCGGCGCACATCCGCCGAGTTCGCCTGTAAGTCCCGCTGCGCCAGCCGCATCGCCAACGACGGAGTCGGCACCCCCAGGTAATCAACCGTGGTCGAGATCATCGTACCCAGTGATTGGAACGAGGCGAGGTTCTGGACCCGCACCTGACCCTTTCGCCCACTGACGGGATCGATGTAGTTGACAATGATCTCGTTATACACGGTATCGGACGAACTTGACTCGTCCTCGATGATCTCAAGGATGCCGTTCTCAAATGTATAAAGCGGTAGTTCCTCCGGAATGTAATCGAAACGGATCAACTTTATTTTAAGTAAACCTGTTACCCGGTCGATGTAGACCACACCTCCGATTGTGTTGACGATGATCTGGACGAATCGATCGATATCCTCCTGCCGATTCCAACGGATGCACATCCCAAAGCCTTCGCCGATAAGCGTCTCCGCTACCGCCGTAAAGCTTTCCTCATCGAGAAAGGATCGCGGCATCCCGCGACCCCATACGTTATTCGTGGCGCACTCGTACAAAATGTGCGCCGGATTCATTGCCCTGATGCCGCCACCCTGTTGACTGATAGAGGTGAAACTGCCCCGAACCTCGTGTACGTTTGTCGGCTCAGGGAAGATCAGCGAGACGACTAGACCGCTAACGCTCGCACTTACCCCGTGTAACTCGTCACTATGCCCATTGCATACCGCAGCGAACCGTGAAGCCGTCTCTTCCGCCGTCGATCCAATCGCCACGTTGTGGCTTGCGCCGATCAGGTAGGTGAAGAAATCTACCTGCGCGTCCCCGATTGCGATGCCGTCACCGGAATGCGGTTGAGTGTTAAAGGTGACCAGGGTTAGCGGTGCCGTCTCCATCGGCATGACTGCCAGATCAGGCCGCCACACCTCACCATCCCAGCCGGCAGTCTGGCGGTTGACCCGCATCTTCCACGCCTTCGGGTATGGATTGTTCGAACCAATCTGCCCGTAGTAAAATATAGTGGATACACCACGCCACCCCGGCATAGGGAATCCACCTTCGATATTACTTTGTATGATGTCATCGACAACCTGATCTGCTTCACCCATCATCAACTTGAAGCTGCCGACAATCCCCCCTTCCTTCTGGTCGCCACCAAACAAATTCGGCTTATTGATTTGCTGGTAATCGGAAACAGCAAGATCACCCGACCACGCGCTGAGATCGCCTATCTTCAGTTCGGTAAGCGAGTTAATCGGCCCGCGACCGATACCCATCTGCACGGCCATAGTATACTTGTAGCCACTGATCTGTGACTTGCCGCCCCCTTTACCGCTGGGCATCGGCTTCTCGCTTCGCCACCTCGACCACAATCAACCCCAGCGCGTCACCGGTTGCTTCGACCTCGGCTATCGAGATGCCGTTCGAGACAAAATCGGACCAGCTAAAACCGTACTGCACAAACCAACGGCGAGGCTCGCGATTGCACATGCCGGCCGCCCGTAGGTGACGCATGTAGATACGGTCACTCACTTCTTACCACCGCTCGCTTTAACGCGGATCGCTTGGCTCGACAGGTTGCCGTAGTACAGCACCATCCAATCCTCTATCCACACGTCGCCAAATACCACTGGCTGTGGCGTCCCCTCCTCGTGTTGTGGAAACTGGAAATCCTCGAACGTGGCAGGCTTGACAATATCGGTCTGCGGCTTCTTCGCGGTCAGAGCCGTGATCGTGTAACTTATGATCATCAGGGCTAACGCCCAGATAAAGTTCATCGCTAGAACACCGGTCCACCGTCAAAGGGATTTCTACCAGGGGTATGCGGAAAACCTCCAAAGTTGCCAAGGTTGGCGAACTTGTTGAGGCAGGTATCAACGATGCGGTCGCACCCGGCGAAAGCTGAAACCGTGTCGCCGACATCCATTCCGGCGGGAGTCCCGATCACATTGATCTGGGTGCCGGTATGCGCCGTGATCATGCGCCGTTCGATCATTCCCGAAGGAAGCCGGTATTCGACAAAGCCGCCCGCAAACCAGTTATCAGGTTTCAGGGCGAAGTTGTCGCCGGTAATCGTAAGACCGGCAATCGCGGTGACTACCGAATCAACTTGACCTACTGCGCGAGGCACTTTGCACGTATTAGGCGCGTAGAGAACATGTGGGCAGTTTCGCTGGTAGCCATAACGCAGCCCGCCTCGCTGGAAACTGGCCGCCAGCATCGCGCACGTTATCTTAGCCTCAACCTCGTCAACCTGTGTGATCCCGTTGACCGTACCGATCCACGTTATCAGCGCATCGGTTACCGTAGGGGTCATGCCATCGACATCGGACATATCGCCCACATGCGCTCGTCTTAGTCGAAGCCACACCGTATCACTGGGAAGCGTACCGAAGAACCGGAACTTCTGGCAGAAGTCTTCCTCGATCGGCATCGTAATCGCCAGCGTCGTACTTTGCGCCTCACTACTTAATCGGATCGATTCGTGTCGGATTGGCACCGCTTTCCACTCGACATCATTGTGCCAAACGTTTCGATCGGAACCGGTGTAGCGCCAATAGTAGTCGTTGCCACCTGAGTTGCGTATGAACTCGAAAAGCTCGATCGGCCGCCCGGAAAACCGTGATACTTCGAAATCGCTCATCGTATTGCTGTCGGAATGGTGAAGTTACAGAATATCGTTTCGAACATTATACCGTGTAGGTGGACCGTCGCTATCCCGCCCGCTTCAACGATAGTAGGGATTAGCCGACTGTAATCTCCAAATCCATAGGGAACCCCGGCAAAATCATCATAGTGGTACAATACACAAGTCTTTTCATAAACCTGTATAGCAACTTCGAGAGCCGGATTATAATCAAACACCCGTATTCGTGCCATTATGTAATCGTATTCTCCCGTCTCGGCAGTGCGATAGAGGTGGTCGGAAGCCCCCACCATAACAAATACAATCCAGAAATGGCCGTTAGTGCGCGGGATCACATTAATCTGATGATCATAATGATCGCTACCACCAGCACTATCATCAGATATGTGGGTATACTCATCAGGGAAGGGGATCGCCGGTTCCCCTGTTGCGAGCCGCCAGTTGGCATTGTCGTATTGGTAGTCCGCCGTAGGGAGTCCGTAGTTGGCACCGCTAATTAAGGTGCTGGTGATACCGTTAAAGTCATTCATGTGGTCAAGTGGAATTTTCAGCATGACCCCTAATGGCCATGCTGGCTGAATTACGTTATGCACCTCTACATTCATAATAGAACCACCTGATGCTTCCTGATCGAGGTAAGGGCGATTGAAGTAAATGTACATGATTAGACGACCGGCACCCGGAAGGATAACCCCGATGTTATTATTAAAATTGTTTGGTGTGCCATGATTTTGATAAAAGTGAAATGACATATCATGCTTATTACAAATCGGGTAAAACATAGTGGTGCGGATTCTACACGGACCCAATCCTCCCCAGCCAGTTAAGTTGTAAGTCCCGCCCAAAAAATCGGAAATAGGTGGCAATACACCAAAACAGCCCTCGAACGCGCCAAGGCCGAAATACCCAAGATAGGTGATCACCGTCGAATCATCGTGAACATCGAAAATACGAAGACCGTTAACGTAAGGCGGGCCAAGTAGCGCCAGATAATAAACCGCACCCATGATCGTCAGCGATCCATCCGCCGCCGGCTTCATCAATACCCACCAATTCTGAAACGTCGAACCTCCTTGTGGGTAATCTGCCTGACAGAGAACGTATCGCCCCTGTCGAATAACATTAGCTTCCACGGAAGAAGCGGCACCACCTGAGCCGGCGATCGCGCTGCCATGCCAAGCGTTAATGGCCGTCCTTAGCCCTTCCCAAGTAAGTGTGTTCAAAAGCGCGCCGGTTGGGCCGTAGACAGACAGCGTCGTAGCCAAGCCTGACATAAGGTAAAAATTGCCGAACTCATCCAACCGGTCAGGCTCGAACCCACCGTTATGATAATTTGCAACAACGGGGTCGGCAGCCCACTGGAAGTCATGAAGACAAATATCATGCGTGGGCGGCTCAGGCGGCTCGACAGGGGGACCAACCTCGGCACCTACCCCAAAAGCAACCCCAGTGCGGAACACGGCACTTACCGTCGTCACTCCTTGCGTGTCGATCGGGTGTACGAACTCAATTTCATCCTGATCGAGTCGGGAGAATGTCAGGAAACTGATCCGGCGCACATCCTGTGGTCGGATAAACCTGCCAGGAGCGGAATCAAGCGCAAGCTGTTCATTCTCCCCGTCGCTACCACTGATCGCTGCGGCAGTAATCTTGTGGTAGAGGCGTGTGCCACTACGCAATTGAATGACGATATGTTCGCGATGCAAAAACGGTCCACCCATGTCGGTATAACCGACACGCTTAACCAGCATCGTCGTGTCGTCTGCCTCCATCGGCGCGACCATCTCAAAGTCAATCATGCCGGTTGACAGCCACAGCGGTAGCCGACGCCCCATCAGTGTGTAAAACAAACCACGCAGCCGCCAATGCGCGAAACGACCTCTTGCCCACCATGCGAAATCCTGATGGGTATAACCACAGACATCGTAGAGAATCGGGATGCCGATATCGTTATCAAGTGCGAACCACTTGCGGTCATAATGCACCGACAGATCAAGCTCGTTGGTGTCCTCCTGTAATACGTAGTTGCCAAGATAAATGCCGAGATTCGGGGTGGCGTTTGATCGATTCGCCTCTAACGACTGAAACCGTACCCTTATCTCCGCAGTGCGATCAGCCCGCCGCGAGAACTGTGGCTGGCTTTCAAGTTTGCACTTCTTGGCTGGCAAGACCCGCGTACCTGCTTCCCAACTACCGCTAATTGGTGTGGCCAATAGAAGGGACTCTGCCTCATACCCAGCGATCTCAACCAACTCATAGGTGAACGGGTCAAGGTTGACGAGGATCGCATACCGGCAACTTTGTAACTCCGTGTAGTTAGTAGGTAGGTAGATCGTTGTATTGCCACCGGAAGCCGCTATCGTGAGATGGCTGACATCGTGCCAAAGGGGTACGTATACCGGGGAGCCGGCTGTGGCGATCGTCAGCAGATCCATGTAGGTCCGGTTGGGACCGGTTAGCATGTAGCTGTATTCAAGCCGCTGCCGTGGACTGATTCGCAGTCCCATGCGTTGCTCTTCCGCCATCGGCGAGTCAGCAACGGCAGTCATCCATTCCAGCGTCTCGCTCATACCGCTTCGCCAATTCGGGCGCAGCGTCCAGACAGCCAGCTTCTCCAGGCTCTCGAACGAATAGATGACGAGGTTGCCGTCATGCTGTAGCGACAGGTAGGCACCATCGTTATCTGCGGTGTCACTCGCCCACAGCGCCTCTGTATCAGCATATATGACGAGGTTGCCATCACGCTGCATGGTCAACAGAGTGGCACCCTGATTCTCCGTGGCAGTCGCCCACAAGACCGTATCGGGCAACTGTACGAGAACCAGATTGCCGTCCTTCTGGAACGCCAACCGGAGGGCACCATTCGGGCTGTCTACCCACTGACCCGGATACAGTGACGAACCACTCGGCAGCGCGGTCTTGCCGCCAAAGCTACCGGGGGAAATTACTGTGTCGGAATCCCACAGCGCCGGCATCGTTAGCCCTTCACGATCGCGCGAATCGTGGCTGCATTCTTGATGAGGTGCTGCACCACGATTCTCTCACCGGCTGACGAACCCATCGCATTCGGAATCCGCTGCGGGTCA